GACCGCGCCGCGTGGCGCGAGGCCGACCAGGCGCTGCGCGACAGGGGGATCGTCGGGTGAGCGCCGCGCCCCAGGGTTTACAAAGCGCGGCGACCGGCATAGAGTGCCCTCCCATGCAGGGTGGCGAAGACCGTCAGCCTCGGTAAACCTCCATGGCTCCACCGAGGAAAAAAGCGCGAACATCCATTGGTAGATCGGCGCCGCCGCGCACCCGCGTCGCCAAGGCCACCGGCTTGAACCACCGCCAACATCGATTTGTCCAAGAGTACTTGGTGGACTTGAATGCTTCGCAGGCCGCCATCAGGGCGGGCTACAGCGTGCGCTCGGCCGGGTCCGCCGCTTCCGAGTACCTGGCCAAGCCGGAGATCATCGCGGCCATCGAAGCCGCCAACGCTGAGCGCATGTCCAAGCTCAAGCTGACTGGCGACATGGTCATAGAGGAGATGCGCAGGCTGGCGTTCGCCAACATGCAGGACTTCATGTCGTTCACCGCCGAGGGTGATCCGTACCTGGACTTCAGCGTGTTGACGCGCGAGCAGGCGGCGGCGCTGCAAGAGGTGACGGTCGAAGATTACACTGAGGGGCGTGGTGAGGATGCGCGGGATATAAAGCGCATTCGATTTAAGCTCGCTGATAAGCGAGCAGCATTGAGCGACCTCGGCCGGTACTTCAAGCTGTGGGTCGATCGTACGGAGCACGAGTTAGTAAACCTGCCACCGCCAGTGCTTAACGCAGAGTTCCCGGATGGTGCTCCTGGCGTGCCGCCCCCGAAGGGTGTGACGTATGACGCGGATGAGGCGGATGCTGATGCGACGAAGGCGCTGGAGGCGCCGAAGCGTTGAATACGATGAACGCGCCTGCGCGCGTTGAGGCGTTGCCGCCCCCGATTGCGTATCTCGCTCCGGCGCTGGTGCCGATGTTTTACAACCCGGGCTCCGTCGCCGGGGCTGTGGCGTTCGCGCTTAGTCGTTATAAATGCGCGCACGGGGGCCGGGGGTCGGCGAAGTCCTGGGGCATTGCGGGCATGGCGACGGTGCTTGGAGCAACGAAGCCTATCCGTTTCCTGTGTGTGCGCGAGGTGCAGACCTCGATGCGGCAGTCTATCCACAAGCTGCTGAGCAATCGGATCGAGGAGCTTGGGCTGTCGCGCTACTACGATGTGCAGGCTGAGTCGATAATTGGTAAGTACAAGACGCGGGTGCAAGCGAAGTACAAGCGCACGGAAATGGTGTTTGCCGGGATCAAGAGTGACCCGGCGAAGATCAAGGGCTTTGAGGAGCCTGATGTATGCCTCGGGGAGGAGGGCGAAAACTATTCGCTCGAATCCTGGAAGCAGCTCCGTCCGACCATTCGCAACGGCATAGGCAACAGCGAGATTTGGATCTCGTTCAATCCGCGTCGCCGCGAGGACCCGACCAGCAAGATCTTCATCGAGAAGCCTTCGCGCCACGCGCGCGTCGTGACGATGAACTGGGATGACAACCCCTGGTTCCCCGCGGACCTTGAGATTGAGCGTCAGGAGGCGTTGGATGACATTCGCAACGCGCGTGACGACGACGAGCGCGCACAAGCGCAGGCCGACTACGACCATGTGTGGGGTGGCCTGTACGAGCGTAAGGCAAAAGCCGGCGTCATTAAGCGCTGGGCGGCGGATGAGGTATTCAGCGATCCGCCGGCCGTGCGCCCTCGCTACGGTGTCGATTGGGGTTTCGCCAACGACCCCACCGCAATGGTCCGGTTCTACATCACGCCATGCGTCGGGCGCACGGGCGAGGAGCTGTGGATATCGCACGAGGCGTTCGGTTATGGCGTGGAGCTTGATGATCTGCCGGCATTGTTCAAGGGCGATTCGGCCAAGGGTTGGGAAGGTGTGCCGGGCTGCGAACGCTGGCCCATCAAGGCCGATTGCGCCGCGCCGGGTACGATCTCGCACGTCAAGAACAAGGGATTTAATATCACCGGGGCTGAGAAGTGGGCGGGATCGGTTGAGGACGGCATTCGTCACCTCAACCAGTACCGCGTCATTCATATCCACGCGCGCTGTCGGCGCATGAAAGACGAGGCGCGCATGTACCAATTCAAAGTTGACAGAGTGACGGGTGAGATACTGCCGGACATCGTGGACGCACATAACCACGGATGGGACGCGGTGCGTTACGGGTGTGACGGCCTGATCAAGCACAAGCGCAGCTCGTTCGGTTGATCATGCTGCGACGATTGCTCTCCTGGTTTCGCCCTGCGCCCGCGGTGCCGGCTGCTGTATCCAAGAGCCGTGCCGACAAGTACAGCAATCCGATGCAGGGCCTGCTCGAGGCGCAGCGTGAGGCTGAGCGCCGGCAGGTAGAGTCCTTTACGCGTTCGGTCAATGACGCGTTCGATAAGATCAAGGTCTGGCGCCCGCCGGTCGCCGGCGCCGCGATGGATGCAAAGGACCCGCTGATCACGCTGCAAGCGGCGATGGATTCGTCGGAGAACGGGCTGCCGGCATTTAAGGCGGCGATGCTCGAGTTCGGGACGCAGCTGCAGCTGATGCCGTGGTTCATGCGGCAGGGGTTCATCGGGTACCAGAACGCGGCGTTCATCGCGCAGCACTGGCTGGTGTACAAGGCGTGTGCGGCGCCGGTCGACGACGCGGTGCGTAACGGGTACGAGGTGACGACGGCGAGCGGCGAGGACCTGGACGAGGATGCGCTGAAGATCATCAAGCGCGCCGACCGTCACTTCGGCATCAAGGGCGCGCTGCGCGACTTCGGCATCAAGGGGCGCATCTTCGGCATCCGCATCGCGCTGTTCGAGGTGGAGAGCACGGACCCGCAGTACTACGAGAAGCCGTTCAATTCGGACGGGGTTGAGGCGGGCACGTACAAGGGCATTAGCCAAGTGGACCCCTACTGGTGCGCCCCGATCCTCGACATGGGTTCCGCCGCCGTGCCCTCCTCGCGCCATTTCTACGAGCCGACGTGGTGGCTGATTGGTTCACGGCGCGTGCACCGCACGCACCTCGTCATCTTTCGCTACGCCGACCCTGCCGACGTGATGAAGCCGCTGTATCTGTTCGGCGGCATCCCGCTGCCGCAGATGATCATGGAGCGGGTGTACTGCGCCGAGCGCACGGCGAACGAGGCCCCGGCGCTGGCGCTGAGCAAGCGCACGACCGTGTGGATGACCGACATGGCGAAGGTGCAGGCCGACTCGCAGAAGGCTCAAGAGGTGATCAACAACTGGATCTGCAACCGCGACAGCTTCGGCATCAAGCTCGGCGACAAGGAGTCGGAGGAGTTTAACCAGTACGACACGCCGCTGGCGGACTTTGATTCGCTGGTCATGACGCAGTACGGGCTGGTGGCGGCGACCGCCGGGTGCCCGATCACGAAGCTGCTGGGCACGACGCCCGGCGGGTTCGCGGCGACGGGCGAATACGACGAGGCGTCGTATCATGAGATGCTGGAGTCGATGCAGGAGCGCGACCTCACCCCGTTCCTCGAGCGCCATCACGAGCTGGTGATGCGCTCGGAGGTGATACCTGAGTTTGCGGAGTTGGCGGACGTTGAACTTACGGCGAAGTGGAATGAGCTGGATGCGTTGACGCACGTCGAGCAGTCGACGGTCAACCTCAACAAGGCGCAGACCGATGCGGCGTTGATCGCGAGCGGCGCGTTGACGCCGAGCGACGCGCGGGCGCGCATCGCGGCGGACAAGGAGTCAGGCTACCACGGCATCGGCGTGGACCTGGAGCTGGAAGAGTTGCCGGAGGAGAGCGACCCGGATGCGGCCGCGGAGGCCTCGGGCGCTGCGCGGCACACGGTCAAGGCGGCGGCCGAAGAGGAGCAGGACGTGGGCGCGCGGCCGAAGGCGCGGCGTCCGAACGGGGCGCTGGGCAGGAGTGGGTAATGACCTTAAATCTTCAGCCGATGGATATGCGTTTATGGGCCTGGGGTAAATGACGTATGACCCGTTTTACATTGGAGATGGGGAGGGCGCCAATTCACCCGGATGTAGTAGACGCCGTCGTGAAGACACTGCTCCCGTTAGTTGATGAAGGCAATGCGAGTGTCCTGCAAGACTGGGGCTATATATGCAAGCGTGATTTTGAGCGTCTGCACAAGGACGGTTACCTTGTAGAGGTATGCGAAGGGGCTGATGCTGAGCGGGCCGAGCGGCGCTCGCCGGAGATCACGATGAGTGTTCCGCGCGCCTGCTTCACTGACGATGAGGTCAGAGAAATGGAGAGACGTGGGTATGTTTAAGTACGCCCTGCTCCTGATGTTGCTCGCACCGTTCACCGCGCGCGCCGACTGCGCGCACAACTGGATGCAGTGCCCGGTCAGCTCCTCGCTGCAGATCAACAGCTTCGGCCTACAGGCCAAGTACGTTATCCAGTCGATCACTGTGGCACGCATCAAAGCGACTCGCGGTCTGCAGAAGCATATGATCACGTCGACGCAGGCGAAGGTTGTGCTCGCGGAGACCGACTTAGGGCGTAAGCTGTGGAACTCGGCCGTTGCTGCATGCCACATCGATGAGCACGGCAATTGTGATACTCCAGAGGACTCGCGTAAGGCATTCGCGTTGCTCAACTTGGCACGAAACGAAGGGGCCGCTTGGCCGGTGTATCGTCTTGGAGCAGGAGAGATGAAATGAGAATCACGGTGGCGAATGCGCGGGCGTTGGCCGCAGGCCTCGCCAATGCTGCGGCGGATGCGCAGGCGGCGGGCGAGTTGGACTTTGACCTGTTGAATGCACTGGGGGCTGTGGACGATGAGGCACGCGCGCAGTTAAGCACTGCTATCGCGCAGGCCGATGGAACGTTTGGTCAATAGGCAAAGCGAGGCGGTGGGATAGTAGAGTTGGGAGGAGAGTGCCGTGGCTGAACATTGACCCGCACGACGTTGGTTGATTCACCTGACCCTGAGACTCGTGAGCATTTCCGCGGCCTAGCGAAGTCGGTCGCAGACCGCAACCCGGGTGGCTAGGTTCTGGTGCTTTGTTGCCGGGGCTGTTTTTATTACACTGGTGTTCTTTGTGTTGCTGATCATGTCGCCGGCCGATAAGTGCCCGGCGACATGATGCACTGGTCACTGGAGCCTCGCCCCAATGAATCCGGTTTCGAAGCGCGACCCCGTTGTCGATGCTGAGCGCCGCCGCGCCCGCGAGGTCTCGCGCCTGCAGGCGCAGAACGCTCAGTTGAAGGTGCTGGCGCGCCGCTACACGTTGTTGCAGCGGGCGCAG